TAGGTTTGGTATATTATCTAAAACTGGTAGTGATGCAAAAAAAATGTTTACAGATAAAGTTGTACCAATAAGTTTAAACTATCCTTTCTTTTTTAAACCTATACAAGATGGTATGGATAGACCAAAGTCAGAGCTAGCATATAGAGTACCAGCTAAAAAATTTACACGTAAAAAAATACGTGAGCGTGAAGAGATGGATGATGTGCAAGGACTTGATACTACTATAGATTGGAAAAATACAGGTGATAATAGTTATGATGGTGAGAAGTTAAACTTACTAGTTCATGATGAAAGTGGCAAGTGGGAAAGACCTGATAATATAAAAAATAACTGGAGAGTTACAAAAACTTGTTTACGTTTAGGTAGTAGAGTTGTAGGTAAGTGTATGATGGGTAGTACAAGTAATTCATTAGAAAAAGGAGGTGATAACTTTAAAAATTTATACAATGATTCAGATGTTACCAAGCGCAACAGAAATGGACAAACTAAGTCGGGATTATATTCTTTGTTTATTCCTATGGAATGGAATTACGAAGGATTCATTGATGAATTCGGACGACCTGTATTCATTGATCCTAGCCAACAAACATTTGATCCACATGGAGTAGAGATAGAGCAAGGTGTTATAAACCACTGGGAAAACGAAGCTGATGGTCTACGTGACGATCAAGATGCTTTAAATGAATTTTATCGCCAGTTTCCTAGAACAGAAGAGCATGCGTTTAGAGATGAAACTAAAAATAGTTTATTTAATCTTATAAAAATATACGAGCAAATAGATTATAATGAAGGTAATAAAAACTCTTCTGTAGTTACAACTGGAAACTTTCAGTGGATTAATGGTGTTAAAGACACAAGAGTAGTATTTAACCCAGATCCTAATGGTAGGTTTGATATAAGTTGGGTACCAAATAAAAAATTACAAAATAACGTAATTATAAAAAATGGAGTTAAATATCCTGGTAATGACCACGTCGGTGCTTTTGGTTGTGACTCGTATGATATATCTGGAACAGTAGATAACAAAGGATCAAAAGGAGCGTTGCACGGTTTGACAAAGTTTTCTATGGAAGACGCACCAGCAAACACTTTCTTTTTAGAATATATAGCAAGACCACAAACCGCTGAGATATTTTTTGAAGATGTTTTAATGTCGTTAGTATTTTATGGTATGCCACTACTCGCAGAAAATAACAAACCAAGATTATTGTATTACTTACGTAGAAGAGGTTATAGAGCGTTTAGTATGAACAGGCCTGATAAAATTTGGAATAAACTATCAACATCAGAAAAAGAAGTAGGTGGTATACCAAACTCAAGTGAAGATATAAAGCAAGCTCATGCAGCTGCAATTGAAATGTACATCAACGATCACGTTGGTTTATTACAAGATGGAACTTATGGCACTATGTATTTTAATAATACACTTAACGATTGGTCTAAGTTTGATATAAATAAAAGAACAAAGCACGATGCTTCAATAAGTTCTGGTTTAGCAATAATGGCTTGTAATAGACATTTATACCGACCAAATCCAAAAAAGAAAAAACAACAAATAAACCTTAATGTATCAAAATATAATAACACTGGATTTTCATCTAAGATAATTAAAAATAAAATATGAGACAAGAATATTCTATAAACTTTCCTTCTCAAGCTGTTAGCGATTTAGAAAAGATAAGTGAAGACTATGGTTTAAAAATTGCAAGAGCAATAAGACAAGAGTGGTTTTCTGGTACTACTTCTAAATATAGTAACTATCAAAATGATTTTCATAACTTAAGATTATATGCTAGAGGTGAACAATCTATACAAAAATATAAAAACGAATTATCTATAAATGGTGATTTATCTTATTTAAACCTAGACTGGAAGCCAGTACCTATTATACCAAAGTTTGTTGATATTGTTGTTAATGGTATGGCTCAAAGAAATTTTGAAATAAATTGTTTTTCTCAAGATGAAAAAGGAGTTAGTAAAAGAACGGAATATATGGAGTCTATGCTTCGCGATATGCGTAGTAAAAACTTTAACGACATGGCTAATCAGTTGTTTGAAGTAGACTTGTATGAAAATGAAAAAGATAAACTACCAGACACAGAAGAAGAACTAGCGCTACATATGCAGCTTAATTATAAACAAGCTGTTGAATTAGCTGAAGAACAAGCGTTAAATGTTTTGTTAGAAAACAGTGATTATGACGATGTAAGAAAAAGGGTTTTGTACGATCTTACTGTTCTTGGTATTGGAGCTACTAAAACTACTTTTGATTTTAATAGTGGCGCGCAAGCTCAGTATGTTGATCCAGCTGATTTAGTATACTCTTATACTGAGTCACCGTATTTTGATGATATATATTATATTGGTGAGGTAAAAGAATTACCAATAAACGAACTTGTAAAAGAGTTTCCAGATTTATCAGAGTCAGAAATAAAAGACATATCAAATAAATATTCTTATCCAGTTGATTATGTAAGTAATAGAGATAAAAACAAAGTTCAAGTTCTTTATTTTAATTATAAAACTCACATGAATGATGTTTATAAATTAAAGACACTAGGTAGTGGTGGTGAAAAAGTTATACAAAAGGATGACACATTTAATCCACCTGTTAAAAATATGGACGGTGATTTTAGTAAGCTTGAAAGAGTTGTTGAAGTTTTATATGAAGGTGTTTATATCATAGGTGCAGATAAAATATTAACTTGGAGAATGTGTCCTAATATGATGCGTACAGACTCTGAGTTTGGTAAAGTTAAAATGAACTACCAGTTAGTTGCTCCTCGTATGTATAAAGGTAAAATAGAATCTATTGTAGGTAGAATAACTAGCTTTGCTGACATGATACAGTTAACACATTTAAAGCTACAACAAGTTATGGCTCGTATGGTTCCTGATGGTGTTTACCTAGACGTAGACGGTTTAGCGGAGGTTGATCTTGGTAATGGCACAAATTATAATCCACAAGAAGCTTTAAACATGTTCTTCCAAACTGGTAGTGTTATTGGTAGAAGCTTTACATCAGATGGTGATATTAATCCTGGTAAAGTACCAATACAACAAATAAACAACGGTGTTAATAGCGGTAAGATACAAAGTTTAATTACTACTTACAATTACTATTTACAAATGATACGTGACGTAACTGGACTTAACGAAGCAAGAGATGCTAGTACTCCAGATCGTAACGCTCTAGTTGGTGTACAAAAAATAGCAGCTGCTAATTCTAACACAGCCACAAGGCACATACTACAGTCTATGATGTTTATAACAGCTGAAGTCGCAGAGTGTTTATCTTTGCGTATAGCAGATATAATAGAATACTCACCAACAAAAGATGCTTTTATAAGAGCATTAGGTGCTCACAATGTCGCAACGTTAGATGAAATGAAAAATTTACATCTATATGATTTTGGTATATTTATTGAATTAATGCCAGATGAGGAAGAAAAAGCTATATTAGAAAATAATATACAAGTAGCATTATCTCAACAGTCTATAGATTTAGACGATGCTATTGATCTTCGTAATGTTAGAAATATTAAACTAGCAAATCAATTACTAAAAGTTAAACGTAAAGCTAAAATAGCTAGAGATCAACAAATACAACAACAAAATATACAGGCACAAGCTCAAGCTAACTCACAGCAACAGCAAGCAGCTGCTCAACTAGAAGTTCAAAAAGATCAAGCAAAAATTCAAACACAAGTATTTTTAGAGCAAGAAAAAAATAAACTACAATCACAGTATTTAGAAAAAGAAGCTAGTGTTAAAAAAGAATTAATGGCTTTTGAGTTTGAGTTAAACTCTAAGTTAAAAATGCAAGAAAAAGAAGTTGCAAATAAAATAGAAGCTGTTAGAGAAGATAGAAAAGATCAACGTGTAGATAGACAAGCTGAGCATCAAAAACAAATGATTACTCAAAGAAGTGAGGGTGATTCACTTAAAAAGTTTGAGTCATCAGGTAATGATATAGTTACAGGAGACGCAGGTTTAGATCTGTAGTTTTTTAATATTTAATATTTTATAAAATTTTATTATGGCAGAAGAAAATAAAGAAGTTGTCGAAGAGATAACTGAACAACAAGTAGAACAACCTGTAGAAGAGGTTGTTGAACAAGTAGATGAATCAAAATTTAATAGTGCTGGAGATGATAGTATTATTAAAGTTGATTTAGATAAAGCACCTATGCAAAGCGAAGAGGTTGAGCAACAACCCGTTGAAAAAGAGGTGGAAGTGGCAGAAGAGCCAGCTACAGTAGAGCAAGTTGTTATGGAAGAAGTTGTTGAAACAGAACCAGAACAAAAAGCTGAAGTTAAACAACAAGAAGTTGTTGAAGAAGTTAAAGAAGTTGTTGAAGAAGCTGTTAAAGAATCTCAAGCCACTGGTAAACCACTACCTGAAAATGTACAAAAGTTAGTAGACTTTATGCAAGAAACAGGTGGTGATCTTGAAGATTATGTAAACTTAAACAGAGATGTTTCTAAAATGGACAACTCTGATGTGCTTGATGAATATTATCGTGCTACAAAATCTCATTTAACCGCTGAAGAAAGAGGTTTTTTATTAGAAGAAACTTTTGGTTATGATGAAGAAGAAGACGATCCTAAAGATATCAAGAGAAAAAAGATAGCCCTCAAAGAGCAAGTTGCCGAGGCTAAAGCCTATTTAGACGGGCAAAAGTCTAAGTACTACAAACAAATTAAGTCTGGTGTTAAACTTACTGAAGATCAACAACAGGCTATAAATTTTTATGAAAAGTACAACAAAGAAAGTCAAGAGCAAGCAAGTTTATCTGAAGCTAGTAAAAAAGTATTTTTAGATAAAACTAATAATTTATTTAACGACAAATTCAAAGGTTTTGAATATAATGTTGGCGATAAAAGATATAGGTTTAATGTTAAAGATATTAATAAGGTAAAAGAAACTCAAAGCGATCTTAATAATTTTGTTAACAAGTTTGTTGGCAAAGATGGTGTTTCACTAGAAGACGCTGCTGGTTATCATAAATCTTTATTCACAGCTATGAACGCAGATGCTATTGCTAAGCATTTTTATGAGCAAGGTAAAGCAGATGCTATAAAAGATAGAGTTGCTAAAGATAAAAATATCAACTTAGAACCTAGAAAAACTTTCGGCGAAACAAATGTCGGCGGAGTTAAGTATAAAGTTTTAGGTGATAGTGCTAATGACTATAAATTTAAAATTAAAAAGAAAAGTTAATTATTTAAAAAAAATTTATTATGGCAATAACTAATGGGAATTTGCTTAACTTAACGCCCTCGGCAATTAAGCAAAACCTACAAACAAATTATTTAGATCTTGCTTCTGAGGCTGGTAAAGGCTGGGCTCAACAGTACGTGCCAGACTTAATGGAAAAAGAAGCAGAAATATATGGTCCTAGAACTATATCTGGTTTTTTATCTCAAGTCGGTGCAGAAGAGGCAATGACAGCAGACCAAGTTGTTTGGTCTGAACAAGGTAGATTACATTTATCTTATACAGGTGAAATTACTAACGGTGCCGCAGGTACTGTAGCTGGTGGTCAAATCACTTTAGACGCTAACATTGATGGTATAGACATAGCAGCTAACGATCACGGTATTAGAGTTAACGATACTGTTATAGTAGCTTCTTCAGAAGCTGTTGTAAAAGCTATTGTTACTAAAACAAATGTTGGTACTAGTAATGTTATTGAAGTTGCTCCTTATGGTGTAGCTACTTTAACTGACGCTGGTTTTACTAACAGTCAAGGTACCAACTCTGTAACTGTTTTAGTTTACGGTTCTGAGTTTAGAAAAGGTGATAGGTATCAAGGTCAAGACACTAGACAAGCTAACGAGCCTTCTTTCAAATCACTTTCTAATAAACCAATTATTATGAAAGATTACTACGAAGTATCTGGATCAGATGCATCTAGAATTGGTTGGGTAGAAGTTTCTTCTGAGCAAGGACAATCAGGTTATCTTTGGTATTTAAAAGCTGAAGCTGACACAAGAGCTCGTTTTACTGATTACATTGAAATGGCTATGCTTGAAGCTGTACTCGGTGGTGATGCTTCTGATGTTTTTACTGGAGCTGAAGTTGCTGCTGATGACTTAGTTGACGATTATTTAGAAGGTGGAACAGCTGCTTATTCTGGTGACTTACACGGAACTCAAGGTTTATTCGATGCTATCGAGTCTAGAGGTCATGTAACATCTGGTGTAACTGGTGTTAACGCTGCAACTGATTTAGCTGAGTTTGATGCTATACTAGCTGAGTTTGACAAGCAAGGTGCTATTGAAGAGTACATGATGTTTGTTAACCGTTCAACTAGCTTAGCTATGGACGACATGCTTGCTTCAATGAATTCTTACGGAGCTGGTGGTACTTCTTACGGAGTATTTGACAACGACGAAGATATGGCATTAAATTTAGGTTTCTCAGGTTTCCGAAGAGGTTCTTATGACTTCTACAAGTCTGACTTTAGATACTTAAACGACAAAGCTACAAGAGGTGGTATTAACGCTGCTGCTGGTTCTAACGCTATTAGAGGTGTACTTATTCCTGCTGGAACTTCATCTGTTTACGATCAAACAGTTGGACAAAGCATTAAGCGACCTTTCTTACATGTTAGATTTAGAGCTTCTGCAACTGACGACCGAAGAATGAAGTCTTGGGTTACTGGTTCTGTTGGAGCTGCTACATCAGCACTTGATGCAATGCAGTTACACTTCCTAACTGAAAGATGTTTGATCACACAAGGTGCGAACAACTTTATGTTAATGAAGTAAGACTATTTATTTATAAGGGCGGTCTTGTATCGCCCTTATATTTTTTTTAATTTTTATTATATTATATTATGGCAAAGAAAAAACAAACAACTAAGGTTGAAGAGCCTGTAGTTGAAGAAACAATAGCTGTTGCAGAACAGCCTAAGGTTAAAGTTCCTGAAATAAAAACTAAACCAACTAATACTTGGGAGATAAAAGATAGAACTTATTTTTTAAAAGGAAGAAAAAAACCTTTAACAAGAACAATAAGATCTTCTAATATATTTTGGTTTGATGAAGAAAAGGGTTATGAAAGAGAACTAAAATATTGCGCAAATCAAAGAACTTGTTTTGTAGATGAAATGAAAGGTGATCAAAGGCTTGAGCATATAACTTTTCAAAATGGTGTTTTACACGTGCCTAAAAACAAGACTGTTTTACAAAAACTTTTAACAATATATCACCCTGCTAATGGCAAAATGTTTTTTGAACATAAACCAAAAGTTATAGCAGAAAATCAATTAGATGTTCTTGAAATGCAAACAGATGCTTTAATAACGGCAAGACAAATGGATATTGATTTAGCCGAAGCTATTATGAGAGTAGAAAAAGGATCTAACGTATCTAGCATGAGTTCTAAAGAACTTAAAAGAGATTTACTATTGTTTGCTAGAAAAAATCCTAAGTTATTCTTAGAGTTAGCTTCTGATGACAATGTTCAACTTAGAAACTTTGGTATTAAAGCTGTTGAAGAAGGTATATTAAAGTTATCTAATGATCAAAGGTATTTTGTCTGGGCGTCAACTAATAGAAAAGTTATGACAGTTCCATTTGATGAGCATCCATACACAGCATTAGCACATTGGTTTAAAACTGATGAAGGTATGGAAATATACTCAAACATAGAAAAAAGATTTAATTAATATCTTTTAACTAATATTAATAGCCACTCATTTTGGGTGGCTATTTTTATTTAGTAGCTAACCTTCTGTTTTATTGTGTAATTATACTAAAGTAAAATAAATAATAGTGAAATGGTTAATATAGATACAGTATATCAAAAAGTTTTAGCTATAGCAAATAAAGAACAAAGAGGCTATATAACGCCGCAAGAATTTAATTTATTAGCTAATAAGGCTCAAATGGAAATATTCGAGCAATATTTTGTTGATGAAGATAAGTTTAGAAGAACAGCCTCTAATGATACTGTATACTCAGATAATGCAGATAAGATTAGAGAAAAAATAGATAACTTTGAAAAGTTTGAAGAGTTTGTAAACATGAGTAATGGCGGAGGTATAGGTATACTACCAGATCACTATAGGATAGGTAATTTAACTTATAGGCCTAGTACTGTGGCTTACACTATAGACAAAGTAGATCAAAATGAAATAAGATATGTTTTAGGTTCAAATATTCTTTCACCAACAGAAACTAGACCTATATATACTAGGTTTTCTATAACACAAGACGATAAAGATGGAAGAGAAAGAAGAGTACAAATATATCCTACAACAATAGTTGACAATGTTTTTTGTAATTACATTGCTAAACCTTCAGATCCTAAATGGGCGCACGTTGTTGTTAATGAGCAAGCCTTATACGATTCTAGTAGAGCTGTTCATTTTGAGCTTCATGGTTCTGAAGAAGAAAGTTTAGTTAATAGAATATTACAATTAGCTGGTGTTATAGTTGAGGATCAACAGCTTCAACAATCTGCATTAGTAGATAGACAGCTTGAGTTACAACAAAAAAATAGTTAATTATGGGTTTATTAGACGGAACAACACAAAATGCTTATTATAGTGCTACTAATCCAGCTTCTTATGGTAGCTCAACAAACTATCAATTTACAACACTTGAAAATATAATTAATAATTTTATGATAGCATATGTTGGTGAAGCTAAAGTTATATCAAAAGCTTCTATAACAGACGTTAGGTTTCACGCTATGCGTGCTATACAAGAATTATCATATGATGTTTTAAGATCTTTTAGATCACAAGAAATAGAAGTTCCACCTAGCTTATCAATGGTGTTACCTCAAGATTATGTTAACTATATAAAAATTGTTAGAGTTGGTACAGATGGAATAGAAAGAGTTTTATATCCAGCAAGAAACACATCTAATCCATTTGCTATATCACAAGGTACTGATGGTACTTATCAATTTACTGGTAATGATTTGACAGAACAAACACCTAGTAATACTTCTGAAAATTTTGAAACTCAAGCTCCAGTGAACTACCAGTTGTATGATATTAATTATTCAACAGACGTTGAAATAACAACTGAAGGTAGAAGATATGGTTTAGAACCTCAATATTCTCAAATGAATGGTAGTTTTTACATTGATCAACTTAGAGGTTTTATAAGGTTTGGTTCTGATTTGTCAGGCCAAACAATAACTTTACATTATGTTAGCGATGGTTTAGGTAACGACTCTGAAATGGTAGTACATAAGTTTTGCGAAGAAGCTTGTTATAAACATATTGTTTATGGAATAGTATCTACAAGATCTAATATACCTCCTTTTATAGTACAAAGATTTAAAAAAGAAAGGTTTGCTGAGACTAGA